CTGGCCGTCCACATCTGAGCATATGTCGGTTGATTGGTGCCGGGGTCAGTATAACTGCACCCGACAAAAATCCCCACCGGGGTCGCAGTCGTCGTACCGGTGTCTTTCTCGACAGTCCCGGTATTAACGAGCTTGAGGACATCTCCGTAGAAGATGCTGGTTCCGTAACTGTTGGTAACCTTGTATTGCCTTGTGGCACCAGAAAATGTGCCTGCGCCAAGAACACCAACGGGACGGAAACCATAAGGGGCTGCTGTAGTAGCCATTTAGGTATCCTCCTTCAAAGGACAGGGTTAAAGCACACGGAACAAAACCTAGAGGGGCTTTGCGCCGCCGCCGAAAGTCACCCGCGTAGACGATTCGTTAAGTTTCGGCATACGCGGATCATCTTCCCGCATGAAGTTGTGATTAACCGATTCGTTCTGCTTACGAGCCATATCGGCATAATAGTCTGCCCTCGCCTTGAAGTTCTCCTCACTCGTCTTACACAAGAGGAGTCCACCTACTTCGATATTTCCCGCATAAACACTGCCCCGATCCGAGGCAAGCATCATCTCCGGGTGGTCCTCCATCCTCACAGGCTCCCATCCCTCACGAAGTCTCTTGGACACATTGACGTTGTCCTGATTCCCCATGATGGCGGTTCTGATCCAGCGGAAAACCCACCCATCCTGCGGAGCAGGATCAGGTAATACCTGCGGTGGTTCCCAAGACTTTTCTCGCTCGTCAGCTTCACGAGAATCGGTCTCTCTTAGTGTGCGCTCATCTGCCGCTATGTCAGCCATTGGCCATCTCCTTCACAACCTGTGCCGCATATTGTTCCGGCGTAATCCCAAGTTTGCTGGCGAGGCGAACCTGAGAGGAAGATAACTCCACTTTGCTCGGCTTCTTGCCACCGCGACCTGCGGGGGCGACCACCGGGGTCTTTCGAGAAGTCGGAGGCCCACTTCCAGAGGATGCTTCCTTCTCGAAACTTTCAGGGAACCTGTCCCTAATCGCCTTGTCTATTGTCTGGTAATACCCGTCATGTACACGGGGGTCAAATCCCTGTTTAACAAGTTGTTCGTGAACACCTATGGCAAAGCCCGTCAACTGCTCAAAGCCCGGTCTTTGGAACCATGTGTTTTTCTGTAACCAAGCGACCGCCTTCGGATCAGGCGGCGGCACATGCTGTTGCTGCTGCTGGGCCGGAAGCTCCTGGCCTGCCTGCGGCTCTTCATAACCATCCGGCACCGCCACATTGTAATGGGACCGTTCCGCGTGCAACCGCGAGACCTCCGACTGCGCCTCTGCAATAGCGTCAGCATCGCCCGTCTCGTATGCCTCCTTGAACCTCGACTTGGCGGCATCCAGTTCGACATCGTTCTTGGCCGAAACTTGGTCGTACAGCAGCCTTCGGCTATTCGACAACTGATCCCTGAGCGCCTTGTTTTCTGACTGCACTGTCTGCGCATAGTTGACAGCCTCGCCCTCAGTTCGCTGTGCCGTTTCCTTGTCACGGCGCTCATTATGAAACTCATAACGCAGCGTATCCATGCGTGACTTGACGCGATCAGAGAGGCCTGGGATGTCTTCCTCCAAGTCCTCAGAAACCTCTCCCCGTGAGGGCCTGTTGCGGTCCTCCTCCGGGGTGTCATCCACCACGGTAACTTCTACATCCGGCACATCCCCCGAAAGAATATCAACAGGATCGGTGAAGTTTTCAGACTTCTCTTCCTGAAAGAGATCGTCCTGTACCTTTTCGGCACTTTCCGGTTCGACGTTCATGCTCTCATCACCCCCCTGGGGTCATCGACAATGGCCTGTGGCACATCATCCGTTATAAGCCTGAACTTCTTGCCATGAATTTCGATGCGGCTTCCCGAATACGACCGCATGACAATCCAGTCGCCTTCCTTGCAATAGGCCCCGGTGGGGAACTTCCGCTGCGGCGTCTCCGTGTAACAGTCCGGGCCAAGCGCCATGACATAAGCCGTGATACTGGCCGTCTCCTCGCGGTCGCGCAGACTATCGGTAAGGTATATGCCACCGTCCGTCTTCTCTTCCTGTTCGGGAAGAGCCACCAGAATGTGGTAGGAACATGGACGCGGCAACTGGCTCGCCGTCTTCTTCCCCTTCTCGTCGTTGAGGTCAATAATTTTTTGATCGGACACCGGGTATCTCCTTGCGTTTTTGCCCAAAGCGGGGGTAACGCTCCCCCTGCGCGTTTGTTTGCCCGACAAGGGCTGGCGGTAACGGGCCGCCTGATGTTTCATGTGAAACATTCATCCTGATGCGTCTTCGGCCTTTCTCTGTTTTTCCAGCAAATCCAGCAATTCCCTTTCGGATATTGCAAGACCTTCGATAACCCCGACCATCTTCTGATATTCGTCGTAGGACGAGGCTCCGCCCATTGCGAGATCATCGGCACGCTCGTTCATCAAGTCCCGCAATATCTTTCGATAGGACGAAAATAAAGATTGATCAAGCAATATTAACGATCCCTGTTCCTCTTAACTTCGTTGTCCAAGAGGGCCTTCGCCACTTCCGTCGATAGCCGCGCCCTCTCAAGAACGGCTTTTTCTTCTGCTTGCGAGACCTTCATCACCGCGTCTTCCTGGCTCTTCGCGATATCGACCCCAAGCCTGACGCCCTCAAGCTCGGCATCCTGCGCCATTCTTTCACGCGCAAGCTCTTGCGAGGAACGCTCCTTCTCGGCCTCGACCACCAACGCCGCCTTGTCTATCTCTGCCTTGACCGTCAGCCTTGCCTTGTCGGTCTCGGCCTTTCTCTGCATGTCCGCTTCGCGAAGCTGAAGTTCCTTCTGCTGCAACTGGAACATCGGGTCTTGCGCCTGCTGCTGGGCCTGCTGCTGCTGGGCCTCTGCGACATCCTTGTTGAACAGCCTCTCGGCAGCCTCTGCCACCAGCCGCGACAGCTTGACTTCGACATCTTCAGGCAGCGGCTCGTTCGGTGGCGGCAACGGCACACCAAGCTGCTTTTCGATCTCGCCGCGATACATGAAGCCCAGATGCTCCTGTATATGCGCCGACATCGCTGCAGCAATCGTCCCGGCCATCGGGCTTTGAGAGACAAGTTGCTGTATCTTCGGGTCCTGTATGGCCGCCATATGCACCTGAATGTGGGCCTCTTGGTCCTGCTGAATGAACGCCTTCAATGGCTTGCTGTTGAGAACGTCCATGTTCTCGCTGACCGGATCACGCGGCTTCATCTCCTCACTGAGAGGAATGATCTTCTCGGCGTCCTGAATGCCCAGAACATCCAGCATCTGGCGGTGCAGTTCAGGCAGATCGTACATCTGCGGCGCGGACTGCGAGAGTTGCAGCGCCGCCTGATACTGCATGATGCGCTGGCTCATGGTCGCGGCGTTCGGGTCGGACACCGGGATGACATCCACGCGGCCATCGAAGTCGTCGCTCTTGATGGCCTCCTTGTCATCGGCCTTGTATTCGTATTCATCCTCCGCATAATCGCGGACGATGCCAGCGATCAGGGTGAACTCCTTGCGCATGGCGTCGTGCAGCCTCGCCTGGATGGCCGACATAACTTTCATTGACCGCTCAATAAGAGCCAGGGTGGTGCCAACCGGGGCATCCTGCTTCATATCTGCCAGCTTCAGATCGGTGATCGAAGCGAAGCGCCTGCCCTCCTCAACGATCTCCCCAAGCAAGGCATGGAGAACGCTGCTCGGTTCCTTGTAGGGCAGGAAGGTGATGTTATCCCTGATGGCTCCGCCGGGGACATCCACGTCCCTGAACTCACCGGGCATGATGGGCGAATCGTCTCCCTTGATACGCAACCCTCTCGACTTCAGGCCTCCCGGCAGGTTCGACAGCGTCCCCGCATCGACAAGCTGCCTGAGAAGTGATGTTGCCGATTTGGCGATGCCGCCAATCAGGTGGATCAGGCCGAAGCCATAGAACCCAAGACCGGGCATGTACTGATAATGCACAAAGTGCAGCCGCTTAACGCGCAGTTCGTCGTCCTCATACCAATTGCGGCGCACCGAAAGGACGGAACTGCCGCCCTTCACCAGGGTCACGACATAAGGCAGCGCGATACCGGTCTCCTCGCCGTCATCATCGACATCCTTATAGCCTTCGAGATCAAGATCGACGTGTATCTCAAGCAGGACGTAACGATCATCATGCTCGTAGGTCGGGCTTTCTCCCTCAAGTTCGTCGTATTTCTCCTGAATATCTGAGTAATCCGGCGCATTGGGCGACAGTTCGATATCACGATACAGGCCCGCTACCTGTAACTTACGGATATCATTGTGGCTTTTCCGCATCATGTGGGTATAGCGGGAGGCCGTCAGGAGATCGGACGCACCATAAGAAACAACGAAGTCCTCTGCCGGGACAAAGCGGGAACACACACGGCCCATGCTAGGATCGTAGTAAACTTTCTTGAAGGAGGAGCCGGCCAGGGGCAGGGAGAACAGCATCTGCTCCGTTTCCGGCCTGAACTCCGTCATCTTCTCAGTCAGCAGATAATTCATGTGCTGCTGGATGC